ACATCCCAGTAATAGAACCAAAAGAGATAATAGAAGAGATTTATAACCTTAGAACAGGTGAAAAATACAACAATGACGAGGAATGGAAAGCTAAAGGTATACCGGAATCTGAAGTAAGAAAAGATGTAAGAGTCATCATGCCTAGCCTTGATATTTTTGGAGAAACAAAATAGAATAGTACGATGGCAATAACTAGAGCACAACAAGCAAAACAAATGTTACAAAACGGAGGTATGTTGGTATCACCATCTAAAGATGGTAAACGACCAGGATACAGAAGTGAGAAATTTCAGTCAGCAAGACAAAAATCATATAGTGCACCTAAAAGCACATATTCTTCAGAAATAGAAGATGAAATTGTAACTAGAGGAAATACAGAAGATAGAGACTATGTAAGAAATCAAATAATGCAAACAGGTGCAGGTAAAGATGATGATAGAGATTTTAGTTTTCAAAATCTTCCTTTTATTCCTTCTAGAAAAAAAGCTTTTAATCTTGCAACTAATCTTATTCCAGGTTCAAAAAAATCAACTATAAGAAAAAGAAAAGCTTACGCTGATTATTTAAAAAGTATGGGTGTTATTCCTACTGAAGAGTTAGAAGACACTGAAAATTTATTTCGTTTTTTTGACAAACAGGCTTTTGAAACTCCAACACCTTTAGACGCAAATGTACAACCTCCAATGAGTTATGGTGATTTTATATTAGAAAGATTTGGTTCACCAGGAGTAAAATTTTCTGGAAATATTGGAGACAAAGAAGTTTATGTTAAAGGATACAGACCAGATGGAAGTAAGATTTATGATGTTCGTGAAAGAACAAGCGGACGTGATGACCCAATGCCACTTATTTATAACCAAGGTCAAGTTGGTATTGGAAGTGGAGATAACGAAGAAACGGAAGATTCAACTAACGACGATCCATTCGAAGCTAATTTTAGATTGTTAGCTGATGGTGGTATGCCAGACGATGCACCCGTAGGTGGGATCATGGACCTTGAATCAGCAAGACAAATGTATGGTCTAGGTAAACTTGTTAAGAAAGCAACCAGAGCTGTTAAAAAAATTGCAAAGTCACCAATAGGTAAAGCTGCATTAGTAGCCGGCGGATTAGGGTTAGCAGGCGTAGGACCTTTTGCAGGTTTAAAAACATCAAGTCT